TCAGAGAAGTTATCCGCCTACGCAGGCATCTCTTGGATTTTAAGTCTTTTAGACTAGAAGTCTATTCCTTCTTGCCAGTAAGGTTCTTACGAATTGTCTTACCTTTAATCCATTTATAATAAATTTCGCAGATTGGCAAGGGGTCTTGTTTCTGAAACTCTGTTCCTGTTTCTTTAACAATCCTTAAAATCTCAAGTCTAATCTCTTCATTATTAAGATGTTCATTTGCTTCCACTTAACATCTCCCTCAAAGTATAAACTTGTTGAACAACTTTATCGTGATTAGGGTGAGAAGAGTTCCAATATGGACCATTCTTATCATTCATAATTTGATCTATTTCAGTTTGAATATCCTCACTTCTATCCATATTTTCAGATTCAGTAGATAATATTTTATCTTCTGACATCATATTTGCAATCTTTGCAAAGCCTTTGATAACATCAACATTATCTCCAAGTCTACTTCCATCTGCTAGTTGCATCTCAAAAACTTCTGGTGATAGATTGGCAGCAGCCAAAGATTTAGCTTTAGAGATATTTGCATCATAATCTCTACCCCATTCTTGTCTAAGTAAGTTTTGAGCTTGAGCTTGTGATGTTTCTACATCTACTTTTGCTTGCTGACTTTGTGCTTCCATATTATTTTTATAAAAATCCAAGACACCTTTTGCTTGTTCGTTATTCAAACCAAGTTTAAAAGATTGATCTTGAAAACTTTTGATAGCTTGTTCATCTAAAGAAACAACATCTGATTTTACATCTAATGAATATTTATCTGCAGAATCTGGTCTACCCATTTTCATATAGGCTTCTTCCCATTGATCTTCAGTAAAATTTTTATTAGGCACAACCATCTTATCTTGTCCAATCATTCTAGTTGCATTGATGTATGACTTTGCAAGTGCATCTATCTCTGTAAACTTTTCAATGTTAGGATCGTTTCTATAGACTTCGCTAATAGTATCTTTCCAAGTTGATTGGGTGGGTTGTGGTGCAGGTGTGTCTGCTTTGGCAACAGTTGATTGTGTTGCTTGTGGTTGTGCTTCTGTAGTTGTCTGTTCTACAGGCACAGTTTCCTGTGTTATCTGTTCGCTTGACATTTTATCTATCCTTTTTTTGCAGCATTGATTTTATAAATAGAAGAACGCTGCGTTGTCCTTCCATATATGCACTCTCATGACTATCACCTTTTATGTTTGTGGTAGTCATAAAATGACATCGTTTCTCAAGATCAGCCATGACTCTTACGCCTTCGTCTGAATTGAATACTGTTTTATAATCTGTTTGTAGTTCTTGTAAGTATTTCTCTAGTTGTTTTGCTTCCATACTATTCCGCTTCTGCATTTGCTACAGCTCTTGCTTCGTCTGGCAATGCTTTCGCTAGCGGTGCTATATCTCCTCCTGCTTTGGCTACTTGTTGCAGTTGTTGCATCTGTGCCATTTGTTGTTGTTGTTGTGCTGCTTGTTCTCTTTCAGCGTTTACTTGTGATTGTAGTTTTAAAACTTTTTGCGGTACGCCAACTAAGTCTGCTACATGTTTGACCAACGCATCAAAGTTAATGTAATCAAATACAGGAGCAACATTAGCAAGTGATCCTAATATTTCTATTGCTCTAGTAATTGATGAAAGCTCTGTACCTTTTTGTGCTTTTGCTAATGGTGATACATATTCTATTTCTATATCTTGACCAGATAAAAAGTCTGGTGCTTGTGCAAACTGATTGTTTCTAAGTAGTATTGCAAAACATCTATCAATCATTGGTTTTAATAATTCTGATTGTAGTCTACCTAATACTGGACCAAGTAATCTCATCTTCTCTTCGTTTCTTTGTATGACTTCTGTTGCTGTCATCTGTGGTCCTTGTTGCAACATTAGTTGATCTACATAAAATACATTTCTAATTGCAGTTCTTCTTTGCTCTTCCATATTTAAACCTAATGGATTGTTTGCACCAATGTTTAATGGTTCAATTCTATCTCTTGTACCCGATCTATAAAAGTTTAGTCCACCCGGTACAGTTCTAACTGGTAATAAAAAACCATCATCAGGAACTAATAGAGGTGGGTCTACTTGTTTTTGTGCAGCTTTGATAGTTGTCTTTGACATTTCATTTAGCATCTTAACATCTGGTAGTGCTGTCATTGCAGGACTTCTTCCATATATCTCATGCGATGCTTTTAAATATCTTGGTACTACAAAAGGGAACTCAACAAAGCCACCTACTGATAGTTCATTGCCATTTTTATATTCTAAGTAAACAGATTCAAACTCCATATTCTGTTTATCTTTTTTAGCAGGATTAAAGTCTTGTCTTGGATATACTGCATGTAAAATATCTATTTCATCGAATGGGTCTTTATCAACTTTCTTTTTAGCTTCTTCAGAAAGAGAACCTCCAAACTGTTGAGCAGCAGCTCTAAGTGTTATTTTAAATCTTCTGTATACTGTATCTATTCTACCTTTATCATTTTCAGTAATATAGATTTCATTAATGTGTCTTGTTGAAAATTTTAAAAGATCATTTTGATCTTCTTCAATAAACATTGCAGCAGTGCCAAATGTAATTAGATCATGATACAATTCAAATATTTCTTGTTGAAAGTTTGATCTATTGAAAGCAGTGTACATTGTTTCAGTTACACCTTCTAACCAAAGTTTAGCTTCATCATCTGAATCTAATCCTTCATCCTTATATCTAAGTGAGAACCAAGGAGTAGAAGGGTTAGTTAGCATCCCATGTAAAGATGCAGCTAACAATTCTACAGCTTGTATTGGAGAAGAATCAAAAACTAATTCTGTTCTTTTATCACCTTTCGATCTTGTTCTAGTTACATCAGCTTTTCTAGGTTGCATATAGTCTGCAACTTCTTGCCAATGTGTTTCCCAGTTTTGTCTACCAGTTTTAAGGCGATCAAATCTCGCCATTATGTTTTTTGTTAAATCAGTTTTCGCCATTATGCACCTAATAAAATTGGTTTACCTAATACAAAATTTTCACTAGCTCCAGTTTGAGAAGTAAGTATTGTTCTTCTTCTACCTTTCTTCTTTGTTTTTCTTGCATCGTATTCTTCTGCTTCAGCTTTTTCTTCTGCTAGTTTTGCTTCAGTAGTTTGAACTTCTGTACCACCAACATTTTTTGTAACTAATATTGGTTCTGGTGGTTGAACAGGTTGTTTACTACCACCATCATCTTTTCCATAATTAGGATTAACATTTCCAAAAGCATCAGTTTGACCTGACATTCTTTTATCAAGATAACCTTTGTAAACTTCTTCTTGTTTAGTTGTACTTAAATTTTTAAATTCTTCTTGTGTATAGCCAATATTTTTTTTAGCTTTTTTAGATGTTAAAACATCATCTACAAAATAAGTTCTTGTTTTTACTGAACCAGCTTTAAAAATAGGTTTAGTAATACTCGCTGCACCCATGTACATATTTTGAATTTTGGTTGCACCTCTTTGTTTAAATAAAGAAGTTTTTGAAGCAGTATCATCATTAGGATTTAAGTTTTGTTTTGTATAAGATGTAAATTTTTGAGAAGGTGGTGCTTTATATGTTGATCCACCATGTAAACTTGTTCCTCTATTATTGTTTGATGAAGTTCTATTATTAGATTTTTTATCTCCATGACTATGACTTCCACCAAAATGACCCGGCATAATTATACTCCAAATGTTAATGAAGATTTAGTTTCTTGCTTAGTTTCTTTTGTTGCTTTTTCAGCAATATCTTTTTTGTGCAAGACTAAAGGTTCTTCAATTTTAATTTCTTCTTTTACCTTTACAGTTTTCTTCACTGCTGGTTTCTTTTTAAAAATTTTTTTTATATTATTTAAAATCATATTACTTACCTAATAAAGTTTCCAATGCTTCTTCCTCAGTTTCTTGAATACCAAGTGGTCCAGTTAAGATAGTTTCTTTTCTACCTTTTCTTCTTCTCATAATAGCATCTTGTTCTTTTTTAATTCTTTCTTTTTCCTCTGGGGATAATTCTGTGCTAGGTGGCTCTGGCGGTGGTGGGGGTGGCGGCAACGCTGGCATTTTTGGTTTAAATATTGATCCCATAATTATAAAATCCTGTATTCATTATCTGCTACACTTTGTGGAGCAATTTGTCTATCATTTATTTCTTGTAGTCCAACAGCTAGATACCTCATGCTATCACACGCATGCGAACTCCAATCGTGGACAGGTTTCGATCTGAACATTCTATTTTTGTCGATGTACTTCCTATGGT